GGCTTGAATTCAAGTCTCAGATCACCGCCGACGACGTTGGCGTGATCACCGGCATCGCCTGGCCCTTCAATGCCGGCCCCGATCGCGTCGGCGACGAGATCACCAAAGGCGCCTTTGCCAGCGCAAAGACGCCGCTGCCGCTCCTGTTTGCGCACGACCCGGAACAGCCCGTTGGCGTATGGGATAGCGTTGCGGAGGCCGACGAGGGCCTTGTCGTCAAGGGTAAGCTTCTGATCGAGCAAGTCGCGCGGGCCAAAGAGATCCACGCTCTCGTCAAAGCGGGTGCCCTCGCCGGCTTGTCGATCGGTTTCGTCACCCGCAAGGCCGCACCCCGACGTGGCGGCGGTCGCACGATCACCAATCTCGAATTGATGGAGATCAGCTTGGTTTCCATCCCCGCCCATCCTCGCGCCCGTATCACGGGCGCCAAGGACGCCACGGCAGCAATTCGAATTGCCGAGGCTTTGCAGCGAGCCGCCTCGGCTCTCCGAACCCCACAAGGAAACTGAAATATGAAACACGTTGCTCCGGACGCGCTGCGAGGCGCGTTCATCCTGAAGGATTCCAATGGCGACGACCCGGCCACCATTGTGCAGAAGGCGCTGGACGACCTTCGGACCTCAATCGACGGCCGGCTTAAGGCGGTCGAGACGAAGGGCGCCGACGCGGAACAGCTCATCACCCGGCTCGATCAGCTTGAAGCGCGCTTCAATCGTCCCGGCGCTACCGGCCCGAGCAAGGACGCGGATACCGAGCGCAAGGCCTTTGAGGCCTACGTCCGTCGTGGCCTCGACGGCATGGCCCCGGAGCTGAAAACCGCCCTTACCGTGGGCACCGACGCGACGGCCGGCTATCTGGCGCCCGAGGCGTTCGCTCCCGAGCTGATCAAGAAGCTCGTCGAATTCTCGCCGATCCGCGCCTATGCCCGCGTCGTCACCATCGGCAGCTCGACCGTCAAGTATCCGCGCCGCCTGACGAGCACCACCGCCACATGGGTGGACGAAACGGCCAACCGCACCGGCAGCAATCCGAGCTACGAACAGATCGGCATCACCCCGCACGAACTCGCTACCTACGTGGACGTGAGCACCCAGCTCCTCGAGGACAACGCCTACAATCTCGAGGGCGAGCTCGCCGCCGATCTTGGCGAGGCCTTCGGCAAAGCTGAAGGCACGGCCTACGCAACCGGCGACGGCAATGGCAAGCCCAAGGGCCTCCTGAAGGCGACCGGCATTGCCGAGATCACGACCGGCTCCGCCAGCGGCTTCCCGACCTCCAATCCGGCGGACATGCTCATCGGCATGTATCACAGCCTGCCGACCGCGCACGCGCAGCGCGCAGTGTGGATGATGAACCGCAAGACCCTAGGGACGATCCGTAAGTGGAAGGATAGCAACGGCCGCTACCTCATCGTGGACCCGATTAGCGAAGGGATGCCGATCACGCTCTTGGGCCGCCCGATCGTTGAAGCGATCGACATGCCCGATATCGCCGCCGACGCCACGCCCATCATCTTCGGCGACATGGCCGGCTACCGCATCGTGGATCGTATCGGCTTCGCAATGCTGCGCGATCCTTACACGCTCGCGACCACCGGGCAGGTTCGCTTCCACGCGCGCAAGCGTGTCGGCGCGGATGTCACCCATCCCGACCGGTTCGTGAAGCTGACCTGCGCGGCCTAACTGCAAACACGGTAGCGGCGGCACCCCGCCGCTACTCTCCTTCCCCATAGGTTCCCTGATGCTGGCGTTTGACGAGGTAGAAATCGAGCTTGCGGGTGAGACGGTGCATTGCCGTCCCACGCTGCGCGCTGCCGCCCGTCTCGAAAAGCGCTATGGCGGGTTCTCGAACCTCATTGCCTCAATCAACGAAGGCAACCTTACCGTTATCGCCGACGTGATCGCGCACACGTCCGACACGATCAGCGACATTCCGCAATTCCTTCAGATCCTCGAGGGCCGACCGATCGGCCCCGAGATCAAGCGCGTCATCGGCCCCCTGACACAGCTCGTTATGAAGATGGCCGGCTTGGATGAAGCGCCGGCGAAGGGCACCAAGGAAAGCGGCGCCTCTGAGCGCATCACGTTCGCCAAGTATTTCGAGACCTTATTCGCCAATGCCTGCGGCGTGCTCGGCTGGACACCCGAGACTGCATGGAGCGCCACGCCGGCAGAGATCAACAGCGCCTACCGTGCGCGGATCGAGTTACTGCAGGCTCTATTCGGCTCGAGCAAACAAGACGAAGGTCGCCAGCTCGATCACTCTGAGGCTGACGTTGCGGAAGGGCTCGTGCAGCTCCGCACCCTGGCCCTTACCGGCCAGAACGTCGGAGCGTGATCATGCCTCTTCGCCCTCCCCATATCTGCGGCTGCGGACGGCTAGTCCCTAACGGTCAACGTTGTGCGTGCCAAGCACTCCGGAAACGTGAAGCCGATCGGCGCCGTCCGAGCGCTCGTGCTCGCGGGTATACGTCTGAATGGCGGCGCGAGAGCAAGGCTTTCCTCGCACTGCCAGAGAACCGCCACTGCGCCTGCGGCTGTGGCCGAATTGCAGACATGGTGGACCACATCATTCCGCACAAAGGAGACATGCGGCTCTTTTGGGATCGGCGCAATTGGCAGCCGATGGCCGCTTCGCCCTGCCATAACTCTAAAAAGCAGTCTGCGGAAAGGCGAGCCACCAATGATTGACGACCCCCACAAGCTGAGCAGCGAGAAACGGCTGTGGGTTGGCGTGCTCGTACAAGCACTAGAAGACGCCTGCGGCACGGCCACGCTGGACGGCAAGAACAAAGAGCGCGCCATGATGGAAGCTCGCTACTGGATCACCAAGCCCAGCCGCGACCTCGAAAATGTGTGTGACCTCGCCGACGTAGACATGCGTCGGATGATCGCCCTCGCCAAGGTGGAGATCGAGAAGGCCGATAGACGACGTGCTGAGCGCGCAACCTGCGGCCCAGCGCGCCCGCGACCTGCGAACAACGTCAGGCTGATCACCTTCAACGGTCGCACGCTTTCCGTCACCGGCTGGGCACGCCTGCTTGGTCTCAGCCCTTCGACGATCAGCAAGCGCCTCAAAGCTGGTTGGACGATCGAGGCGACGTTGACGACCACAAACCAGCACGCACCCGGGGGTATTTCCGATCTTCAAGCTGGCGTCCTGCGACCGGCGGGGGTCAGTCGCGCACGATCTGTCGAAAATAGAGTTTCTGAATCGAAGGAAGCCGCGTAATGGCCCTTATTCCCCTTTCGGACGCCCGCGATCAGCTCAATCTTCCGGCGCAGGACGATGACCTTGTCGGCCGACTGATTGCTGCGGCTGAGCGGCACATCGAGAACGCCACTGGAAAGGTGTTTGCCACGGAGACGCGCGAGTTCCGGTTCGATGGGTTTGCCGATCGCCTAGAGCTGCCGGTCTCTCCGGTCACGTCGATTGCCTCAATCACCTACATCGAACGGAACGGAGCAGAACAGACGCTCGATCCGGCGGCATACGTCGCGCGACCACTTGGCACCGATATGGCGGCGACGATGATCTACCGGGCGCCCGGCGCTACCTGGCCCTGTACAGACCGCTGTAGAGGCGCCAGCGTGACGGTAGAGGCTGTCGTCGGTTATGGCGACTACGACGATGTGCCAGCGCCGCTTGTACAGGCCGCGCTGATGCTCATTGGGCACCTCTACGAAAATCGAGAGGCGACGTTCATTGCCAACAGCGCGCAGGCCGCAATCGTGCCTTTGGGCGTGGTGGACCTGATCGAGCCCTACCGGCGGCGGGTGTTCTAATGTCGCTCGAAAGCCTCAACCGCCGGCTGGCGGCCATCCCCAAGGCCGTGCGCGAGGCCGTACAGCCGGCTCTCACAAACAGCGGTGACGAGTTGGCCGCCGCCATGAAGGCGCTTGCCGAGACGAGCCGCGATAGCGGCGACCTGATCGAGTCGATTGCGGTGACGGCCGGCGGACAGACAACGCCGCCCTATTCGCAGCCGGGCGGCTCGCGCGTAGTCCCCGAGAACGCCGTTGCGGTGACCGCTGGCAACAGCAAGGTCCGCTACCCCCACCTCGTCGAGTATGGGACCACGAAGATCGCCGCTCAGCCGTTTTTCTGGCCCGCCTATCGGCTGCTGAAAAAGCGGCTACAGCGTCGGATCAAGCGCTCGATCGGCAAGGCCGTGCGCGAAGGCTGGCACCAATGAGCGCATCCCTTGCCTGCCAGAAAGCGCAGCGCGCCATGCTGATCGCCGACGCCGCCGTGACGGCGCTTGTGCCCGGCGACAACATCATTGATTCCTCTGCCGTACTGGACCTGTTCCCCCGCATAAACATCGGTGATGACCTAGAGCAACCGATCGGGAACGTTCCGCGAATGGATCGGTTCGCGTCCGTCACGTCAACTCTGCACGTCTGGACCCGCGAACCGGGTCTTGCCGGCGCTAAAACCCTTGCGGGCGCCGTCCGCGACTGTCTGGCGAACGCGACGTGGACCCGCGGCGGCTGGCAATGCCTGTCGACTGATTTCGAGTCTGCGCGGTTCCTGCGCGACCCCGATGGCGAGACCTCGCACGGCATCGTCGTGTTCACCCAGACCTTACAGCGGGTGCCTTAATGCGCGCCGGGAAGCTTGACCGCGTGATCACGATCGAGCGCGCGACGACGGTTATTGACGACGCGGGCACGCCCCAGCCGAGCTGGGCGACGATCGCGACCTTGCGCGCCCAGATCGTCAAGCAGTCCGCCGACGAGTTCATCCGCAGCGAAGGCGGGGGCACGTCCGAAACCGCGATCGTATTCCGAACTCGCTACCTTGAAGGCGTTCGCCTGGACGATCGCGTCACCTACGACGGCGCCAGCTTTGACGTGAAAGAGCTAAAAGAGATTGGTCGGCGCCGCGGTCTCGAGCTTCGCTGCATCGCGCGGGTGTTCTAGTGCGCGGCAGGAAGCCTCATAACACGCTGGCCGACGCTGCCGGCCTCTCGGATACCCCGAAAGCGCCAACGTGGCTCAGCAAGCACGCCAAGGCCGAATGGCGCCGCGTCGTGCCTTTGCTTGTGCAACGTCGCATCCTGACCGATGCCGATCTAGGCAGCCTAGAGAGCTATTGCACGTCTATGGGCCTTGTGCGGGACGCACAGGAAGCAATCAGCCGTGACGGCCTTGTCATTCAGACCGAGAAGGGACCTCGCCGGCATC